CAAAAAATAATTTTATATATTAAGCATATTGATAATAATGTTTTTTCAATTATGGCAGATGGCAGAATAAACAACGGGGGACACCCTAACAGCGGTAGGAAGTCCATAAAAGTAGAAGAGAAAAAGAACTACATACTTTCCCAGGTTATGCAGCGTTTAACCTCAGAGGATGAAGAAGACGAAGCTAAAATAAACTTCCTTATGCAGTGGTGCGAGGTAGACCCTAAAGGCGCTTACAAGTTCATTAACGAACACGTACACGGCAAACCAAAAGAAACTAACGAAACTACTTTATTAGGTGGTAACGAATCACCAATAATTATAATGAAGCCTACTAAAAAAGATGAGTAAAGAGGTAGTTTTAAATCAGAAGTATTCACCTTTGTTTGATGAGCGAGAGAGAACAAGATATTTTATATGTACTGGTGGCCGTGGTTCTGGTAAGTCTTTTAGCATTACTATATTCCTTGTTAATCTAACCTTTGAGTATGGCCAAAAGATACTATTTACACGTTATACATTGACCTCTGCTAAAACCTCTATTATACCACAGTTTATTGAATGTTTGGAGGCTCTAGGTTATGGTAATGAGACATTTGAAATAACAAATGATACTATTACTAATAAAGTAACAGGTAGCCAAATATTATTTAAGGGTATCAAAACATCTTCTGGAGTACAAACAGCGTCTTTAAAATCATTAACAGGTATTACAGCCTTTGTAGTAGATGAAGCCGAAGAGCTAACAGATGAAGAAGTATTTAACAAAATAGATTATTCTGTAAGGGTTAAAGGTGTGCATAATAGAGTCATTCTAATAATGAACCCTGCGACTGTTGACCATTGGATTTATAAAAGATGGTTCACTCAATCACAAGATAATACGACCTACATACATACCACTTACTTAGATAATATTGATAACCTTAATGAAGATATTATCCATAAGTTTAACACGTTAAAAGATGCTAACCCTAAAGAATACGAACACGTTGTTCTAGGTGGATGGAAACTAAAGGCCGATGGAGTAATATTTGAGAATTGGACCACAGGAACATTCGACGACTCATTACCCTTTATCTATGGAGCAGATTATGGATTCACTAACGATCCGAGTACACTGATTAAGGTAGCTGTAGATGAAAAGAAACGAACTATCTACCTGCAGGAATGTATGTATGAGAAGCACCTAAGTACAGAGCAGCTAAAAACGCTGTATAAATCTATTGTAGGCTCTAGTGTTGTTGTGTGTGATAGTGCAGAACCTCGACTAATAAACGACCTTAAAATGAGCGGTATCAATGCTCTGCCATGTGTTAAGAAAGGTGGCTCAGTCCTTAGTGGTATCCAGGACTTACTAGGTTATAAGATGATAGTATGTGGCCACTCTCCTAACCTGGTAACTGAGCTAAATAATTATGAGTGGATTGATAGAGGTAGTAAGACTATACCTATTGATGATCATAACCACTTAATAGACCCTATTAGATACGCTAAATTTAAACTTAGTAATTCTTTCTTTGTTCTATAATTAATAAGTATATTAGTATGATTTCTTAATGAATCGTGTGTTATTTTGTTTTATTGTGTAAAGAGGTGGTAGTTTTATCACCTCTTTTTTTTATATTTGTGTATCGCTGCATCACATATTAGCGTAAAGAAATTTAAATCAGTTTATTTGATTTGTAAAAGGGGAAACGGAGTGATGCACGTTAACCCTTTTTTTATGTCTGTATGTCGGAATGTAGTATAACGGTGGGTACAGACTTAATAAACCTAGAAACCATGATTAGTCTAGGGGTGAAGCGAATCGACACACCAGGAGTCTGTAAAAAGGCAAATGTCGAATGTTTACTTGAAGTGGTTAAGCTGAAAAGTTAAATAAGCCTATCGAAGTTTAATAGAACGTTTAGTTAATTGTTGATTCAATTTTTATCTATTATTCTTCAATAGGATAACTATATCCCTCTCTTTGATTGTCTGAAAGTTAATTATAGAATAGTAATATGGTAAAGGTTAGAGTAATATTAGAAGGTAATAAACCTAAATTGATACATTTTGATAAGAATAAAGTCAAAAAAAACTATTCAGTTTCTATTCACGATCAAATGTTTAAATACATATCTAACGACATTATTGAGATATACGAAAGTGATTATATTGTATTAAGAAGTTTTAACACTTTAACAGCGTTTATAATCATAAAGTAACCAAATAAAATTTTGTCTTTTAACAACTTTACAAAAGAATATTTGTATAATTGTATAATACGTATTCTTTAGAAGATGAGTCGACTTAAACAAGCGATCAAGAACATAGCTTTAAAAACAGGTATAATTGATAACAGCTTTATACCTATTAACCAAATAGAACAGACTTTATTAGGTAGTAATTTAGGTTATGCTTATCAGAATATATCAGATGAAACTTTAATTAATGAATCAGTAGCGTCTAATACTCATCTTTATTCTATCATTAGCAGAATTAAGAATTTATCTATGAACGGTAAGTATAAAGTAATGCTAAATACTCCAGATGGAAGGGTAGAAGATCAAGAGTCTGATTTATACGAATTACTACAACAACCAAACGACAAACAAAACTTTCAAGAGTGGCTAGATAGTGCTTTAACTATGCTACTTGTAACTGGTGATGTATTTTTAAAAGGAGATACGGCCGTAGGTTTTGGTGAAAAGATAATGAGCCTTGAAACTTTACCCTCTAATATTGTAGAGGTTTTAGTAGCTAATTATAACAATGAGGTTTTAGGTTACGACTGTACTTTAGGAGGTAGACAAAAGAGATATTCTTTAGATGAAGTTTATCATGGTATGCTTTATAATCCAACTATCTACGGTTTAGAACAGCATAGAGGTTTAAGCCCATTACAAGCGGGTTACAGGACTTTAACAGCGGACAATGAACTAACTACAGCAGAAGCATCTTTTTACAAGAATAAAGGCGTTAGTGGTATTCTTTCTAGTGGTAGTGATATAGCTACATTCTCGCCAGAAGAAGCTAAACAGTTAGACAATGCTTTAAAGTCTCGTATGGGTGGAGCTGCAAAGGCTAACGGTGTAATAACTACAGGTGCTAACGTAAACTACCAATCTATTGGAATGAGTCCATCGGACCTAAAGATTATTGAAAGTGGAGATATTAAGCTACGTAATTTATGTATGCTATACGGTTTAGACTCTAAACTATTTGGTGATCCAAAAGCGTCTACTTATAACAATCAATCAGAGGTGGCTAGGGGAGCGTGGAATAATTCAGTAATACCTTTTAATAATAAGATGGTATCTTATCTAAATACTTTTGTTACAGCTAATCATAATAGAGTACAGGGCCTAACTAAATCAAATGGTTATGAGATTGTATTTGATACTAGCCATGTGCAAGAGTTACAAAAAGATAAGAAAGTAGAAGCTGAAAAGAATAAGATAGTTATAGAGGGTATTACGTCTTTAGTTAGTTCTAATATGTCAGACGACGCAAAGGTTATGATGTTAACTAAGTTGTACGACGTAGAAGAAGACGAAGCACAAATACTAATAGAAACAAATGGAAACGATAGCGGACAAACTAACGAAGGAGCAAATCAAGAAGCTCAAGGAGAAAACCAAGAAGGAGAAAACAACTCAAACAGTTAATAAGGATGATTTGCAAGGAGTTAAATAAAGAGTTTACAGATAAAGTATCAATGTTTGCTGAGTTAAAGGCAAATAAAGAGCTAATTATCAAGGAGAAAAAGAGTCAAATCTTTAAATCTTGCGATAAGAATAGCACAGTACCGTTTAAGCCTTTAAAGTTAGATGCTATTAAGGGGTTAAAAATGTCTGATGATGCTTATTATATCGCCGTAAATACTACAAATGTCTTAGACTCGCATGGTGATCTTCATGTAAAAGGTATCTGGAATAAGTCAGTTAAGGACCAACAAGGCAAAAACTATTTAGTACTAGACCATAAAATGGAGGTTTCTAACGTGGTAGCTAAAAAGGAAAATGTAGAGATGTTTATAGCAGATATTTCTTATGACTCTATTAAAAAAGGTTATACCGGCAATACACAAGCATTGATATACAAGGTTGCTAAGTCTGACATCATTAACCCACTAGCTAAAGAGTGGCTAGAGTCTAAAAGTGACATAGAGGCTAGTGTAAGAATGCAGTACGTTAGTGTTGAGTTAGCTTTAAACTCTGATGCTAAAGCGGATCAAGAAGAAAAAGCTGTATATGATGAGTATATTAATAAGATAGCTAACAAATCAGACTATGACGAAATAGAATATTTCTGGGTAGTTAAAGAAGCTAAAAACGTTGGAGAGTCTAGTCTAGTACTAGCAGGTTCTAACA